ACACTCTTGCAAAGAAGGTCGAAGCACAGAGAGCTGCCTTGCAGAAAGTGAAGGCGGCAGTGGAAGAGATGCTTGGCAGGCTTGATGCTGCTGCCTAATTCTGGGACGCCAGATCGGGAACGCCGCCAAGAGTCAATAGGCGTGACACTGGGAGAGACTAGACAACTAAGATGTGGATACTTCCCAAACAACTCATATCAGTCTTTGTTCAGGATACGGAGGCATTGACCTCGGACTCCGCAGAGTGTGCCCAGGCTTGCGCACGATTGCTTATGCGGAGATCAAAGCCTTCGCAATCGAGTGCTTACTTGCGCGAATGGAAGGCGGGCAAATTGATGCGGCTCCGATCTGGAGTGATCTCAAGTCCTTCCCTTGGGCAAAGTTTTCTGGAAAGGTGGACATCCTTACTGGCGGTTACCCCTGTCAGCCATTCAGTGCAGCAGGAAAGCGAGCCGGGAAAGACGACCCAAGACATCTTTGGCCCTGGATTGCAGATGGAATTGCTGCAATGCGACCAAAGCTATGTTTCTTTGAAAACGTCGAAGGACATATCTCGCTGGGGTTGTCCAACGTTATCGAAGACTTGGCAGGAATGGGTTATCGAACGACGTGGGGCATATTCAGCGCGGCTGAATGCGGCGCGCCGCACCAGCGCAAGCGAGTGTTCATTATGGCCCACCGCAATGGCAAGAGATTGGAAAGATACGACCAACTGCTCACTGGATTCCACCAATCCAGATGGGACTCATCGCAATCGCAGGGACAGGCTGACGGGAGCGATAGCCGCGGAGATGTCTGGCCCTCCCGCCCCGGACAGCCACAGTACGCATGGGAGCCGCCCAGAGTCGTGGAGAACTCCATCAGCACAAATAATCGAGGCGAAACCTGGAGAGATCAAGCTCAAGAACAGGAAGCCGGAAGACCCACAAGTGGGATTGGCCGATCAGGTGAAGGCATGGGCAACGCCAACGGCTCGCGACCACAAGAGCGGCAGGGGCAAGGAGGATCGGGACTACAAGGAACTCACGCCGATGGTGGAGAGGACGCAAGCAGGCAAACTCAACCCACGCTGGGTTTGTGTGCTGATGAATCTTCCAGTGTTCTGGGTGAAGCCTTGACGCTGAATCCTTATGGGGATAGTGTGAATGCCTATGAGAGTTTATCCGAAAAAGCAAGAGCCAGACAAATCCTGTTTGAAGTGTGGAGTAAAGCTAACACGCAAGAAGTTCAATGGACGACTAGAGGACTTCAGTGTTTTCTTGCGGAGGAAATACTGTGGACGGGAATGCAGTTGGCAGCATTCACGCAAAGAATCTGTTACTTTGTCTGGTGCGTACAAACGGGCCACCCAATTCAAGGCTGGGGCCTGTCAGGAATGTGGGTCTACGAATCTTGTGGGAATCCATCACAAGGACAGGAACCCATTGAACAATTTAAGCGAGAACTTGGTTACGCTATGTGCCAGTTGTCATACGAAATTGCACTGGAAAGAGGGCAAGAAGCCGTGGAAGGAGCGGCAATCTTGCAAGGTTTGCGGGAAGCCAGCGAAAGGGCATATGCTTTGTCTGATGCATTACCAGAGATGGAAGAAGTATGGCGATCCACTCTTGACCAAAAGGTTTGGGAGAACGGGTGCTATGTCGAAGCAGCCAGTCAAGGAAATCGCACAGACGAGTTGCGCCTCCTCGGAAACGGCGTAGTTCCAGCCACAGCAGCACTGGCATTTCGCACGCTTCTTTGTGACCTTCACTAATGACCAACCCCGTTGACCCTCCACCTCCCGAAAGTTTTGACTGGGCATACAAGCTGGCAGCCAGTGCATCTGCTCGTGATATTGACTATGAGGAGTTCTTGTTTGAAGTCGAAGGAGGAATAGATGACGGAGTGGAGTACAAAGTATTAGTCATCCGTGTATGAGTATTGACATCACTAGACTAGTGCTGATAACTTTTTCGCTCAACCTAAACCACTGGGGTGCGCTAGTGGGTAGGATGGGTGCAAATGAGCTCGGCCTTGCGTGTGCAAGTGTCCGAGTTTTTGCGTTTCTATGAGCGACATCCTCGACACTATCGACAAGAAGTTAGAGTTGGCTCTCTTGTTAGAAGAAACGCTCAGGCGCAAGAAAGAGCGCAAGATTGCGAGTTACTTCCCTGACGACGGGCCTTTGAAGAGGGATCTGTACCCCAAGCACCTCGCGTACTTTGCTGCCGGCCGGACTTATCGTGAGCGGCTGATGATGGCTGCGAATCGTATTGGGAAGACTGAGAGCATTGGCGGGTACGAGATGGTGTTGCACATGACTGGGAGGTATCCTGATTGGTGGGAGGGCAGGAGGTTTGATCAGCCTATCAGTGCGTGGGCCGCGGGGGATACTGGGAAGACGACTCGCGACATTCTTCAAATGAAGTTGCTTGGCCCGCCCGGCGAGTTTGGCACCGGCCTCATCCCCAAGGCGGATTTGGTTCGCACTACCGCTAAGGCAGGTGTTGCAGACGCTATTGAAACGATTTCTGTGAGGCACGCAAGTGGAGGAGAGTCGAGGCTCACATTCAAGTCGTACGATCAAAGGCGTGAAGCGTTTCAAGGGAGTGAGCAGGATGTTATCTGGCTTGATGAAGAGCCGCCATTGGATGTCTATACCGAGTGTCTGCTTCGTACGATGACCAATAACGGCATGACGATGCTGACCTTTACGCCGCTTATGGGCATGAGTGAAACAGTGCTCTCGTTTCTGCCCAATGGCGAAGTGCAAGAGAGGGCGGGCGGCAGCAAGTATGTGGGGATGGCGACGTGGGATGATGTTCCGCATCTCACTAAACAGCAGAAGGAGGAGCTTTGGGCCTCGATCCCGCCTTTCCAACGCGATGCCCGTTCCAAAGGGGTGCCGCAGCTTGGGGCTGGAGCGATTTACCCAGTACCGGAGAGTGACCTTGTAGTGCCCGAGTTCCCGATTCCCGAGCATTGGAAACGGTGCTTTGGCATGGATGTGGGCTGGAACAGGACTGCTGTTGTGTGGGGGGCGACCAATCCCGATAGCGGTGTAACTTTTCTTTACAACGAGTACTACCGCGGACAGGCGGAACCGATTCTGCACGCGGAAGCGATCAAGTCCCGCGGAGAAATCCCAGGGGTGATTGACCCGGCTTCGAGGGGCAGGGCGCAGACCGACGGACAGCAGCTCTTGAGCATGTATCGCAGGCACGGACTGGACATTACTCTTGCCAATAACGCTGTAGAAAGCGGGCTATACAGTGTGTGGCAACTAATGTCTGAAAACCGCATAAAAGTGTTCTCCGGACTCAGGAATTGGCTGAACGAGTTCAGGCTTTATCGCAGGGACGAGAAGGGCAGGGTGGTCAAGGATAACGACCATTTGATGGACGCGACTCGCTATTTAGTGGTAAGTGGTTTAAGTAGAGCTGCGATTCCCGGTAAACCTTCCCACAAAACGAGCGGCAATTTTGCCATGCCTGTAGTTAACTTTTTCAAGCGATGAAAGAAGACAAATTAGCTGATATTCACCAGCAAGCCCGAGTAGAGTTCGATCAAATCCAGTCCGCCCTGTATCAGGAGAGGATGAATTGCCTTGGTGACAGGCGATTTTGTTCCCTTGCAGGAGCGCAATGGGAGGGGCCGCTTGGACAACAGTTCGAGAATAAGCCTCGATTTGAGGTCAATAAAGTGCACATGGCGGTGCAGAGGATCATTAACGAGTATCGCAACAATCGGATTGGCGTGTACTTCGTTTCCAAAGAGGGCGAAGAGTACGACAAGCTCGCTGACACTTGTGCAGGCTTGTATCGTGCCGATGAACAGACTCCAACCGCTGATGAGGCTTACGACAATGCGTTTGAAGAGGCTGTAATGGGCGGATTCGGCGCGTGGAGACTGAGGACTGAATACGAAAACGACGAAGATCCCGAGGAAGACAAGCAGAGGGTGTGTATTGAGCCAATCTTCGACGCTGACACTAGCGTTTACTTTGATTTGGGCGCCAAACGCCAGGACAAAGCGGATGCGAAGAGATGCTTTGTGCTCACCAGCATGACCTACGATGCGTACAGGGCGGAGTGGGGAGACGATCCCTCAACTTGGCCTAAGACGATTACGCGCTCCCAGTTCGACTGGTACACCCCGAGTGTCGTCTACGTCGCAGAGTATTACGTTGTGGAAGAAGTCTCCCAACAGATCCGCATTTACCGCGATTTCAGCGGCAAAGAGGAGTCTTTGAGACCTGAAGAGCTTGACAAAGAGGAAGAGATGCTTGCAACAGGCTGGAAAGAGTTCAGGCGCAAGAAGATCAAGACGAGGAAGGTGCGCAAGTACATCATGTCAGGGGCCAAAATCCTTGAAGACTGCGGCTACATTGCAGGGAAAAATATTCCTATCATCCCCGTGTACGGCAAGCGGTGGTTTGTTGACAACATCGAGCGTTGCATGGGTCACGTGAGGCTCGCAAAGGACGCTCAACGGCTTAAGAACATGCAGCTTAGTAAGCTCGGTGAGATTGCTGCGCTGAGTGCGATGGAGAAGCCTATTTTGCTTCCTGAACAGGTTGCCGGCCATCAGTTGATGTGGGCGGAAGACAACTTAAAGAACTATCCGTACCTGCTCATTAACCCGATCACCGACTCCAACGGAAATACTGCCCCCGGCGGGCCTGTGGCGTACACAAAACCCCCTTCGATCCCTCCTTCGATGGCGGCACTGCTTCAAATTACCGAGGCCGATATGCAGGAGATCTTGGGCTCCCCACAGCAGGGTGACAAGATGGTTAGCCACCTCTCTGGGAAGACCGTGGAACTCATCCAGCAGCGCCTTGACATGCAGACCTTTATCTACATGAGCAACATGGCAAAGGCTGTGAAGCGTTGTGGAGAAGTGTGGCTCTCGATTGCTCGCGACATCTTTATCGAGCAAGGGCGCAAGATGAAGTCAATCGCTTCCAATGGCAAAATGGAGCCAGTCGAACTCATGAAGCCTGTCGTTAACGAGGAAGGCGAGATTGAGTACGAGAACGATATGTCGAGTGCTGAGTACGACGTTGAAGTGCTCGTTGGCCCAAGTAGCCAGACTAAGCGTGGAGCAACAGTGCGTGCGCTCACTGACATGATGACGCTCACTCAAGACCCAGAGATGACTCAAGTGCTCTCTGCAATGGCGATGCTCAACATGGATGGCGAAGGCATTGAAGATGTCCGCGACTATTTCCGCAAGAAGTTGCTCAGAATGGGCGTAGTCAGGCCAACAGATACAGAAGCGCAGGAACTCGCGGCAGAGGCTCAGAATGCCCGTCCAGACCCACAGGCGCAGTACTTGCAGGCTGCCGCACAAGAAGCCTCTGCAAGGGCCACCAAGGCGCAGGCTGACAGTGTTCTTGCAGTCGCCCGGGCGGAAGAGTCGAAGGCAAAGACGACTGAAACGCTCAGCAAGGTCAGCACCACTGACCAAGACCGGATCTTTGCGCTGGCAGACCGCTTAACGCAGTCGACCCAGCCGCAGATGCAATAGGACTTGCATTTGTGTAAGTTTTTTGTACACATGAATACCAACAACACGGCAGAAGATATAGCTACAACGGAACCTGAAGAAGTACTCACCCAGCAGCCAGAGGCCACTCCAGTGGAGCCTGAGCAGCAGAATGAGGAGGCTACAGAAGAAGTTGTAGTAACTATCGCTGGGGAATCGCCCGCCCCCGAGGAGGAAGAGAAGCAGGCACCTGAATGGGTGCGCAACCTAAGAAAGAGCTACCGAGAGTTACAGCGCGAGAAGCGCGAACTTGAGGAACGACTCAAAGCAGTTTCACCAACAGCAGAGCAAAGTCCTGTTGTACTTGGCCGGAAACCTACGCTTGAGGGTTGTGATTACGACTCAGACAAGTTCGAGACTGAACTTGCCAACTGGTTTGAGCGCAAGCGGCAGTCTGAAGAGGCTGAAGCCAAGCAGAGAACCAGGCAGCAGGAAGAGCAGCAGACTTGGCAGAAGAAGTTGGAGACCTACACCCAGTCAAAAGCGGGGCTGAAGGTTTCAGACTTTCAAGACGCTGAAGACACTGTCCTCGAATCTTTGAGTGTGACACAGCAAGGCATCATTCTTCAGGGAGCCCAGAACCCGGCTGTTATGGTTTACGCCCTCGGCAAGAACCCCAACAAAGCCAAGGAACTGGCTGGGATCACTGATCCGGTTCAGTTCGCGTTTGCAGTAGCAAAACTAGAAACTCAACTCTCTGTGCAAAAGAAACAGGCACCACCTCCAGAAAAACGGATCAACGGTAACGGTAGTCTCGGTACATCCAGCGCACAACTGGATCGGTTGCGTGAAGAAGCGGCACGCACCGGGGACTTCACCAAAGTACTCGCTTTCAAACGTCAGTTAAAAACTCAATCAAACTAAGTTATGGCTAATTCATTCAGCAAAGAAGAAAGGGTAGCGTTTGAGAACCTCCTCGAAGGTTTCCAAGACGCTCTTGTCCTGTCCCGCAACGTCTCGATCTACAACACCGATCAGACGATGATGGAACGCACCAACAACACGATCTGGAGGCCACAGCCTTATATCGCGAAGTCCTACTCGGGCACCGATATGACGAGCAACTTCACAGACTACACCCAGCTTTCCGTCCCTGCGACGATCGGCTACAACCAGTCTGTGCCATGGATCATGACGGCTACCGAGCTGCGTGATGCCCTTCAGGAACAGCGCCTCGGTGACGCAGCCAAGCAGAAGCTGGCGAGCGACATCAACGTGGCTGTTCTCAACGTGGCTTCCTCTCAGGGAACTCTCGTTGTGAAGCGTCTCTCCGCCGCAACCGGCTTTGATGACGTTGCACAGTGCGAAGCGATCTTCAACGAGCAAGGTGTTAACGACTTCGACCGTTACCTCGCTCTGTCCACCCGCGACTACAACGGCATGGCGAACAACCTCGCTGGACGTCAGACGCTGGCTGGCAAGGCGCTCACCGCTTACGACCGCGCCTACATCGGCCAGGTCGCTAGCTTCGGCACCTACAAGCTCGACTACGCAAACCGCATTGGCGTTGCCGGTGGCTCCAGTATCACCATTGATACTCGTGACTCCGCTAACAACTACCAAGTGCCAAAGGCTGTCACGTCGTCCCCGACGACCGCTGAACGCCTCAACGTGGACAACCGCTACCAGACCGTCACCGTGTCCTCGACGACCGGCGTTGCTGCTGGCGATGCGTTCACGATTGCCGGCGTAAATGCTGTGCATCACATCACCAAGGGTGACACCGGCCAGTTGAAGACCTTCCGCGTCATCAGCGTGACCAACGGCACCCAGATGGTGATCAGCCCCGGAATCGTTTCCAACCAGGTTCCATCCGCCGCTTCGGCTGAGTACCAGAACTGCGTTGTGAACATTAAGGCATCCAACAGCGCAATCGTGTTCCTCAACACTGCTGCTGCTCCAATCAACTGCTTCTGGCAGAAGGACGCTATCGAGATCCTCCCGGGTCGCTATGCAGTTCCTGCCGATGCTGGCGCAAACGTGATGCGTGCTTCGACCGATCAGGGCATCGAACTGGTCATGCAGAAGCAATACGACATCAACACGATGAAGACCCGCTACCGGCTCGACACGCTCTTCGGAGTTGTGAACAAGCAGCCTGAAATGAGCGGGATCATCCTGTTCGGTCAGGTATAACCTAACTTGCACTAGGGGAGGGCGGTTGACTCCGCTCTCCCTCTTGTGTATCAAGAGGTATGCCTCTCAAAAAAGGATATTCACAAAAGACAATCTCCAAGAATATTTCCAAGGAGATGAAAGCCGGTTACCCGCAGAAACAGGCTGTTGCGATGGCCTTGAGTTCTGCTCGTAAATCTCGTGTAGCCGCTGGGAAACCCGTTGGGAAACTCAAGAAATAATGGAATTCCCTTCGCTCGTTTACAAGGCGGAAGGCAATTACATACGGCCTCATGGCACGTATGACTTCGTAGGTGTAGACAACCAAAGCGAACTTGAGCAGAAGCTCAGGGAAGGTTGGTTTGAGAGCCTTGAAGCTGCCATCGAAAACAAGTCCACAAAGCCCGCAAAGGCCGTTTCTGAGCCTGTCTTGGACGATGACGCTCCTCCTACTAGGGAAGAGCTGGAAACCAAGGCTACAGAGCTTGGAATCAAGTTTGATGGCCGTTTCTCCGACAAGAAGATCGCGCAGCTAATCGACGAGGCACTCGCCAAATAGTATGTGGACTAAGAAGCAGATCATTGAGCAAGCGTTTGAGGAGATTGGGTTGGCGTCGTATGTGTTCGACCTGACTGCCGATCAACTCCAAAGCGCACTCAGGCGCCTGGATCTAATGGTCGCTTCTTGGCAGGCAAGGAACATCCAGATTGGCTATCCGCTGCCTGTGAGTCCCAACAACAGCAACATCGACGAGGAGATTCAGACTTCACTCAACAACAATGAAGCGTTGGTGCTTAATCTCGCTGTTCGGCTTGCTCCTTCTTATGGCAAGTCTCTTTCTCCCGATACGAAGGCTAACGCGAAGCTGCTTTACGACCAACTCTTAATCGAGGCGGCAGCTCCATACGAGCAACAGTTTGTCAGGACGCTCCCGCTTGGCGCCGGGTACAAGCGTACCGATCAGGTGTTTGTCAATGTGCCAAATCTCAACCCGCTCGTCGTTGAAGACAACGATCAGATGCTTTTCAAGAACTCTTAGTCATGGCTATCGAACGCTTGTCCCTTTTGGATACAATCACTGCGAACACTTACTTCGCAGTCAACGTCAACAACCAAGACTACCGTGCTGCCGCGGATACGGTGGCTGAGTACATCCAGTCCCAAGGCGCCGGCGGAGACGGGAAGATCATCCAGTACTCCGGCCCGACCTCCACTGGGTTCACGACCACCATCACCGACAGCAGTGCCAGTACTTGGCTTGTATTGACCCCTAACGCAACGATGGCGACCGGAACCATCGTGCTGCCGAGTGTCGCAAACTGCATTGCGTCGCAGGAGATTCTTGTGAGTTCGTCGCAGACTGTCACTGCGCTCACGATCAACCTCAATGGCGCCATAGGCGTTGGCACTCCTACTACCATTTCTTCCGGCGGATTCTTCAGGCTACGCTTTGAACCAGTGCTCAAAACGTGGTATCGTGTTGGATAACTAAATCAGACTTATGGGACTCGCATTTCAACCTGCATACAACTCTGGCGTTACCGTAACGCCTGATGTCACCTCCGGCTCTGTGACTTTGGGGTTCACCTCTGAGTCGCTGGTGTTCACCAACCTTGGAGCAACCATTGTCTACGTTCGCGTTGGCACTGCGAGTTCAGGCGCTCCTGCAACCACCTCTGGCTACCCTGTGCTTGTTGGTTCTCAAATCAGCATCGGGAAGGATCAGGATGACAACACTGTCTCGTTCATCTCGCCCGGTGGCCCTGGGTCGCTTCACATCATGCAGGGGATTGGCCTGTGATTCGTTTCCTGTCTAGACGCCGGTCGAAGACGCCCGCGACTACTGGCGGAGTGCCGCCACTACCTCCCGGGACGTTTACGTACCTGCGCCCTGACGGGACATCTCAGTTCCGGCGCCCTGACGGCACATCCATCTACAAAAGACCTTAATTATGCCCAATCTCACGGTTTCCACAGACATCGACGGATTTATGCAGTCAGCAGACAAGGCTACTGCTCTCGCTTTCCTCGGAGGACTTTCCACAAGTGCCGCTTCAGGGTTTGCTACCACTGCTCAAATATCCGGGCTTACAGATAGCGCACAAGTCGAAGCCCTCGCTTCCGCGCAAATCGCTGCTATTACGCCTGCGTCTATTGGAGCTGTTGCAACCAGTGATGTCATTGCTATCAGTAACGGTGGAACCGGAGCAACTGACGCTGTCAGTGCGCTGACCAACCTTGGCGGGATTACTTCCGCTCAAGTGCCTGCTTTTGATACACAGCAGCTAAATGCTTATGTGCTCAAGTCTGGCTCGACAATGGAAGGTCGCCTTGTCATGGCGGCAACCACGGATCAGGCGAAAGCAAACATTGGGGGCGCTTTGGCTATCCCTGCGCCGGGATCGTCCATTGCTGGTGATGTGTGGATTAGCAACCAGAGCAAGCTTACATTTTCGCCAACTCTTGGAACGGCTGTAGCTGTTGCCGGGCTTAGTCAATCCAACCAATTTAATCAGCAGCAAACCATTGGCGCTGGCACAGCGGCAACTTCGCTTGTGGTTAATCCCAGCGGCACGGGCCGATCAGCTACATTTGCAGCAAACAGTACTGTTCCTGCTGTTGCGATTACACAGAGTGGCACAGGCGCTGCGTTATCCGTGGATAGCAAGGGAATCTTGTTCTACGACAACACAACTCAGTCTGGAGCAACTCGTCATTACGCAGTAGATTTAGCTGCCACATCAAATCAAGCCGGGACTTCCAATACGGGAGTTACACCAAACACGTTTACTTACTCTACTACTAGTGGTGTACAAGTTGATCTTGTTTCGATTTCTGTTGGCACACTTTTGCTTTTCACTGCACAAGCTGATCCAAAGCAGAATGGGCCTTGGATTGCAACTACCGCAAATGTCTCTGGAGTATCTGGGTTTGTTTTAACTCGCCCAACTTGGTTTAGCGGAACAATTGGACAAGCAGTCACAATTAGTGTCGGTCAAGGCAACACAAGGTCTGGATACATCTACACCTGTGGGAAAGCCACAAACGGATTAATTGCTGTTGGGTCTAGTGATATCGTTGTTTCAGCTGTTAACTACAACCAGAACGCGCTTACTACTGCGCAGATTACGGGATTTGCGACCACAGCACAGCTTGGTGGCTACGCGACCACTTCGCAGATTGCTGGTATTGCTACAACCTCACAGTTGTC